ACCAAAGGAGCCGACCGAGGCAGAGGTCAAGATAATCAAGGAATTATTTGAGAAATCTGTTGAAGGTGAGGCTTATGATCTCGAACAGTACGGACAGTACTTCAGACCAGCGGGTGTGGCTTACAACAAACCACAGACACCTGTTGCGGAAGCACCAGCGACCACGACGGCAACTGCATCTGAACCTGCTCCAGCGGTGAGTCAACCAGCACCAGCACCACAACCAGAGGCGGCCCCAGCAACGGCGGCACCTGCGGGTGACAGTGCCAAGAGGGCGGAAGACATACTGAAACTAATCAGATCAAGACAAGCGAAATAATCTGACATTTTACCAAGGCCCAGGCATTGACTGTGTGGGCCTTGTGTAATATAATAAGGCTATGAATAAAATTAAGAAAGCGATCGAATGGATCTTGTACAAACAGGTGCCGGCATGGATACTGGTATTGCTAGTGATCATTTGGATCTTACTATAGGACTATAACAATGACAAAAGTGTTTGATGCAACAAAATTTAGGAAAAGTATAACAAAATCAATACAAGGGTTAGGAATAGGATTCAGTGATCCCACAGACTGGATATCAACCGGGAACTACGCACTGAATTACTTGATGACCAGTGATTTCAACAAAGGAATCCCACTGGGCAAGGTGACAGTGCTCGCAGGAGAATCAGGTGCGGGTAAATCATACATAGCGTCAGGAAACATAATCAAGAACGCACAGGCACAGGGCATCTTTGTGATCCTGATAGACACAGAGAACGCACTTGATGAGACATGGCTACAGGCACTGGGTGTGGACACGTCGGAAGAAAAACTCCTTAAACTGAGCATGTCAATGGTAGACGACGTGGCCAAGACCATATCTGAATTCATGAAAGGCTACAAGGAACAACACGCCGACAACAAAGAAGGCGCTCCTAAAGTTCTTTTCGTGATAGACAGTCTGGGCATGATGTTAACACCAACAGATGTAAATCAATTTGAAGCGGGAGACATGAAAGGCGACCTTGGTAGGAAACCAAAGGCACTGACAGCACTAGTAAGGAACTGTGTGAACATGTTTGGAAGTTGGAACGTGGGATTGATTGCGACCAACCACACCTACGCATCACAGGACATGTTTGATCCAGATGACAAGATATCAGGAGGCCAGGGTTTCATCTATGCCAGTTCTATCGTGATAGCAATGAAGAAACTAAAATTAAAGGAAGACGAGAAAGGCAACAAGATATCTGAGGTAAGGGGTATCCGAGCGGCGTGTAAGGTCATGAAGACCAGATATGCCAAACCATTCGAGGGTGTACAAGTCAAGATCCCGTATGACACAGGCATGGATCCCTACAGTGGACTGGTGGACCTGTTCGAGAAGAAGGGCTTACTAGTACAGACAGGGAACAGACTGAAATACGTAGACCCACAGGGCAAGGAACACATAGACTTCAGGAAAGCCTGGACCGGTGATAAATTAGATATGATAATGGCGAACTTCAAAGAAAGCACAGAAGCGAAAGTGGAAAGTGTAGAAGAAACACCAAAGTCAAAAGCGAAGAAAACTGAAACTATAGAAGAGGAAGACGCGGAATAATGATTGATTTCACACACGAAGACATCGAGCGTTTATGGAACTCCATATCTCATTACGTGCCAGAAAGGTCTAAACTAGACGCGGCAATTGATTTCATCAAGAGTCTCGACGACATAGGCATCGAGCATGACGAAATAAAAGCATCTGGTGAGTTTGATCCAAAACTGGAGGAAGCGATCAACACGGTGTTCGAAGAAGAGGAAGACCTAGACGAATCATACGACGACGGCTACAGCGAGGACTGATGATCAACTGGTACAGTGAAGTAAGCAGGAGCCTGGCAAAGATACCAGACTGCGTGGCATACTTTGACAAGGAACTGCTGGAGGCCAGGAAGCAGTGTAAGATATACGGCAATTTAGAGAGAGCATCGGCGGCACTACCTGGAATAGTGGAAGAGAGATTCAGTCAACTGCAACAGTTAGAGGCCATACTGGAATACCTAAACATAGAACTGAGGAGACTTAGATCAAAAACTTTCAGAAAATTCCTAGAAAACTACAACAGGGCACTTTCCAGCAGAGATGCTGAAAAGTATGTGGATGGTGAGGACGATGTGGTGGATCTCACAAAGATCGTTAACGACTTCGCACTACTGAGGAATCAATGGCTTGGTATAACCAAAGGCCTTGATCAGAAGCAATGGCAGATAACCAACATCGTCAAACTGAGAGTGGCGGGAATGGAAGATGCCGACATCAAATAGAATCATACTCACAGACGTTGACGGGGTACTGCTGGAATGGGAACATCATTTCACAAAATGGATGTTGCAGAAGACATTGTTTGACGGGCAGGGGGTTAGATATCATCCATACAGACTACTACCAGACAAACAGAACACATATGAAATGGCAGAACGTTTTGGGGTCACAAAAGATGAAATCAGAAAACACATAAGAGAGTTCAACAGGAGTGCTTGGATGGGCACACAGAGACCGATGTTGGAATCACAGACGTGGGTAAAACTATTGGCCGCGGAAGGGTGGACCTTTATACCCATAACATCACAGACATCTGACATACCAGCACAACAGTTGCGTAAGAGAAGATTGGGAGAACTGTTTGGTGAGCATATTTTTACAAATTACCATATACTAGGGACCGGCGCTGACAAAGATTCAGCATTAGCGGAGTTTCATAACACCGGGCTGTATTGGGTCGAGGACAAGCCTCACAACGCTGTAGCCGGGCTCAAATACGGTTTAAAGCCCATATTAATAGACCACCCATACAACAGAGACTTTGAGCACCCAGACGTCATACGTGTAAATAATTGGCAGGAAATACACCAAATAGTATCAGGAAGAAAATGAAAGTTTATGTAGGTTGGGACAGTAGGGAAGATATAGCGTACCAAGTATGTGACCATTCGATAAGGCGTAGAGATCCGGAAGCAATAGTAGAACCACTGAAACAGAACGAGATGAGAGCAAAAGGCATCTACACTAGAGATGTGGACAAACTTGCGTCTACCGAATTCACATTCACGAGATTTTTCGTGCCTTACCTAAACAACTTCAAGGGCTGGGCAGTGTTCTGTGACTGCGATTTTGTTTGGAAAGTGCCTGCTAAAGAACTTGAGAAGTACTGTGACGATTCCAAGGCTATAGTTTGTGTGCAACATGACTACACACCCGAAGATGGATCAATCAAGATGGACGGACAAATACAGACAGCGTATCCCAGGAAAAACTGGAGTAGTATGGTGTTATGGAACTGCGCCCATGAGAAGAACAAGATTTTAACACCAGAGTTCCTCAACAAACAAACCCCAAAGTTCCTACACAGATTCTCATGGCTTGAGGATTCAGAAATAGGATCCTTGCCACACGAGTACAATTGGTTGGTAGGTTGGTACAAGGAACCCAAAGACGGTTCTCCAAAAATACTCCATTACACCGAAGGCGGGCCATGGTTTGACGGTTACAGGAATTGTGAGTATGCAGACGACTGGAAAAAAGAAGTTATCAATTTGTTCTCCGCATAATGAACTGGGAAAAGTTGAAAAAACAACACTATTTTAAAGAACCTGTGGAATACATCTATTCATCCACTATTTTTGATATCAAAGAATACGATAAACTTTACGAAAATCAAAACAACTTATCACACCAAGCATGGAAAAAATTTGATGCCAAATACAAGACTGGTTTCCAGTTTTGTGATGATCTAAGAGATATCAATAAAGACAAGGAAATCTTATGTCTTTGGTTTTTTAAAGAGAGGAATGATAGGAGTGCGGGGGAAGACATTGAACTAAATGGAAAGCGGATAACCTATTTTCAAAATACATTTCTGATTACAGAATGTAAAGATATAAAAATACTGGAGAAAAAAGACGAATACATAAGAAGACCATTAGTGCAGTTAGATCTTAAAAAAGATTCATACCAAAAAATTGTAGGAAGATTCCGATGAGTGTGGGAAAAAGATTCCTAAAAAAATGCTTGGAAACTCAAATACAAACAGATCCATGGCCATATCAACTAATCCAAAACACATTTGATCCTGATGATTTTTCTAAATTGAGAAGACAATGTGAGGAAAGATTGATAGAAAGAACTGATCAACTGTTACATATTTTCCCACACGAATTTAATAATTATGGTATAGATTTCTATAACGAAACACTAGACATATGTGAACATCTATACAAGAACCTAAAACAAATACAAGATGTCTTCCCCGAACACAGGGAGTATCCAACGTTGGGAGTGAATGCGCACATAAGCGTTACTCCACCACTGCCTTACAAGTTCCATATACATCAAGAAGGTCTGGAAAAGATCTGGAGTGCAGTGACTTACATCACTCCGTCAAACAACGTAGGAACCAAGATGTACAGTGGAGATAAAGAGGAGGCTTTTGTTAAGGAAGCACCTTGGAAACCTAATTCAACTTTCATATTCTGCGGACAACAAGGCAAGACCTGGCATTCGTATGAGAGTAATCAAAACACCAACAGGATTACTTTCAACCTGTTCATTATGAAGTACAGATCTAAGAAGTGCTTTTATCCTCTATAAAACTTTTTAAAAGTTCAACATCCAATTCAAGATGTCTGTCTCTTACTGATTCCCACACGAATTTGTCTCGCTGAGCTATGTTTAAGTTGGATCTAACTGCCGTGGCTGTCTCGTCAAAGATTTTTTTTGCTTTAAAAGTTACTGTGGGGAGAAACATGCATCTGTTCAATTTCCTAGCAATTTTTTGTGTATATGTATCCACATAAAAGTGCCAGAAAAATGGAGGTGCGAGGTAACCAACTTTGTTTATCCAGTTCTTATGCACTGCGAAATGTGCCGCCGGCAATGGTTTGTCAGGCCACAGGCATGGCAATGAATCATGATGTCTACCACTGCCTTTTTTTCTGCCATCACTAGGTACTACCATTAAGATTTTATCATCAAATTTATTAAACTCGTCAATTATCAACTGATCCCAGTTCTTGGTCTGCACACGGACATCGTCTCCCATAAGCATGACAACATCATTTTTTGATTTACCTGCGAGTTGGTTCCAACTGTAACAGGTAGATTGGTTTGGTCCGACTTCGTAAAGTTCTGGGGACAATAGATCCTTGTATTCCGCTAAACTAGGGTCGTCGTCGTTGAGGTAAAATAAAAATTCCGTGTTGTATTTTGCTGTTTCATTTGCGGTGTCCACTAGTCTTTTGGCCAGTTGAGGTCTTCCCCGACTGGGGACACAAAAAGTAATCATATCAATTTGTTCTTCCAGGTCTCTGGTGTATGTTCGTTTATGATTTCTAAAGGCAGATGATATTGAAATTTCTTGGTTCCCCTTGTCCTAATATATTCTGCGGTTTTTTTCACGGCCTGCCTCATGTTGGTTGACGTTTTGTAATTCAAAAGTTCACGTGCCTTATCTGACGAGCATGTGGCAAGTTTGACCTCTTTTGGCCGATCCTTATGGTGTATAGGATCTAAGTTTACACCTGTTTCATTAGCACACGCTTCTGCTAGTTCATTTATTGTGACTGGCTCTTCGTCTGGACCAATGTTAATTACTTCTCCAACAACGTTGTCGTTGAATGCTAGAGCATTCAAACAATATAGACAATCATCTATATAACTAAAACACCTTTTCTGTTCACCGTCCCCGTATATTATTGGTTGTTTGCCCTGTAACATCCTGTTTAGCATGATACTCATTACATTCCTAAATGGGTCATCATATTTCTGTCTCGGTCCAACTATGTTGTGTGGTACAGCAATTACATATTCTACATTATGTGTCTCACATAAATTCCTCAGTACATCTTCGCCTGCCTTCTTTGCAATACCATATGGATCTTGTGGTCTACACTCGTAAGTTTCTTTGTATGGAACTTCATCATGATGTCCATACCTCGCCATACTCGAACAATAAACGATACGTTTCACTTTGTTCCTGATGGCCGCTGTTATCGTTGTTACTGACGCTTCAAAAATATTCCTAGTCACTAACACTGGCGAAAATACTGACAGTCCTTCATATGCTGTGGCGGCCGTATGGTAGACAATGTCGCAACCCTGCATCGCTTTTGTGAGATTCTCCAAATCACAGCAGTCAACTTGATGGAACTCAACGTCTTGTGGCACGTTGTCTGTGTAACCACCTATCATGTTATCATTTCCGGCAACTTTATGACCTTGAGACAACATCAAGTCAGCGAGATGCGAACCTAAGAATCCTGCCACTCCTGTTATAAAGATTTTCATCTAAGGTATTTAATTTGGATTATAGTCGATAGAAAACTTTGTCGGGCCAGTGGTCCATCAAGACTTTGAATCCTAAAGATTTTATGTGTTTTTCTACTTCCGCGTTACTACTGCCATATTTTTTTGTGTTATTGTTTAGTTCTATCATTAGGTACTGTGTATTCTGAAGAGTTTTTTCTGCTCCTTTTATAACTTCCATCTCATAACCCTCTACATCAATTTTGATCAGGTCCACATCTTTGTAATCAAAACTATCGACAGTAACCATACGTGTATCTCCTGTTTTATCTACACGTTTGGCTTGGGTGAAATCATCCTCGGTGAGTGAGATGTATTTTTCTTCTGACCCCACTGCCTCCATTCTTCCGTCACAATTAATTGTAGCATTTTTTGTTAAACACTCGAAGTGTATCTTGTCTGGTTCGAACGCGATAACTTTTTTAGTATAAGGTTCTATGGCCTTAGCCCATGTCCCACACCAGGCACCTATGTCAAGCACTGTTCTGAATTTCTTGTTCTGATTCTGGCAGTAATCTAAAAATTTAATTAGGCACTTGTTTTGTGTAAACGGCCGTCCTGATTTCCATTGATCTAAGTGTACATCGTTACTCGGTACCCAGAAACCGTTTACTTTTATTATCTTAGGCATTTTCAAATATGTAATTGTTTTCTTCTTCGTTTCGTTTATGTTTGGATTTCAGAATTAGCCCCAGGTCTAAAATTTTTGACACGTACGATTCGTGCTTATGATCTATCTCGATCAATAGGCTCTTACACTGCTTTATTGTGTGTAGACCGCCCTCAACGACTCTATCTTCAAATCCATCAACATCTATTTTTATGTGATCGGGTTGTGGTAATATCTTTCTTTCAACAAGAAAATCCATATGCATTTCCGTGCACCCGTGATAGTATTCTCCATGTTCTCCTACCTTGTTGTCGGCAACTCCCTCGTGCATGTTCTTGACATTAATGGCTCCCAGGGAAATTTTATCACTCAATGCTATACAGAATGCCTGACACTTTTCTAGTCTGTTTAGATTTATACTGTCTAATAAATTTTTATAACTTGCCGAATGTGGTTCAAAAGCATATACGGTGTTCTCCCTCATGATAGAACTGTATAACGTGTAGATACCTATATTGGCCCCAACATCGAAAAGCACACTGTCTTTTTTGAAAGTGTTGATCCACGCAATAGTTTCGGGCTCCTTGGACATTATTCTATCAACACGGTTTTTGATATAAGTGGGTTGGCCTTTTATGTTTGAAAATTTCAATACCTTACCGCTTATGGGGAATCTAAATTCTCCAACGTCATAACTTTTAAGTTTTGGCATTACAAGAGTCCTTTGTCCATTAAAATCTCCACTGCTGTGCCATTCTCAAATTCCTCAGGTGTGAACTGCTGGTAGGCAAGACTGTACAACCAAGGTTCCGGACCTCCATAGTAAGGATTCTCAATGTCCGACAGTTCAATATTCCCAACATCTACAGCAAAACTTTTGTTGTCACAGAACACAGGTACACCTTCACACATGGCTTCTACTGCCGCTATTGAACAACTTGTCACAACACACCACGCTTCTTTTAAATCCTCGGATAGGGGTACTTTGGCCTCACTCGGTCCTGATGTACCCCTGCCCCTAGGCTTGTGTCGAAGTCGGATGGGTCTGTCTGTATATCTCTTGATCTGTGCAATGGTTTCGTTGGTCCAGTTAGGCCTGTCTAGATATTTGTGGATGCCTGCACTGCTGGGACAAACTAAAATATATTTGCCCGTGAAATTCGGAGCCTTGATCTTCCTCCCGAATTTTTCAAATCTATCTGCTTTACAATCTTTAAGGAAAGGCACATGTATGGCGTTCCTGCACATACGCCAATAATGGTTGTCAGGCTTTAGATTGTTGTTGTCAAATCTGCCAAAGTATGGAGTATCTGTAAACCAGTAGTTGTGATTACGTGCTTCAAGTTTCTTGACCATCTCCCTGTTGTTGCCCACGAATCCCCAGAACATGCTGTTGCTTACAGGATCTGTTTCCACAGCATTGTCTAATTTTGCGATCTGGTCTGGCCAGGATTTCTCAACCCCGTTGAACACTTCCCATGCTTTGCTGTTCTTTTTATTGAAAGGTGCGTAGATTGTTAGCATCTATGAATTCTTTAAGTTGACTAGCCCATTGTAGATGTCCTTCCAGCGACGGGTGTGGATCGTTTGGACTTACTATGTAGTTGTTTTTTTGTATAAAATCTAGATGGCTCGAATCAGGTTTATAAAATCTTTTCCAGTCGATCTTTTTTTTAAAATCTGTTACATCTTGCACGTTGGATTCGAGATTATTTGGTAATGCGTTATACATCAAATACGGTATTTTTTTAATTTTAAAATAATTTTGTAAACTATACACGTGATCTAAAAACTTTGCAATAGCGTCGTTTTCGATATCCCATCCTTGATTACTTCGTATGAATTTTAGATTTTCAAGTGTTTTCCAAGTTCTCCAGGTCGAATCCGTGCCGTCAATTCTTCCTTTCTTCCATCCGTCGTTGGTGAGATAATCATTCCTAAAATAACTAGACCAGCCGATCACCGCAAAGACTTCATTTTTGTCAAATTTGTCCAGCCAATGTTTTGTGGTAAAACTTATCCTTCCGTTACCTCTACCGCCCATGGCAAGATTCATCAATTCCATTCCATAATCGCCTGCGAGTATTTTACTTGTAAATGTCATTACATTATCTTTTTGACGCATAGTGAGAAAACTACAACCATTTGAAAACAAAATCATAATATTATAGTATAATTATTGTTGTGCAGACCGTACAAAATATAAACGACATAAAATATTTTACCCAACAATGGGAAATCATCGATGAATCTTTCTCTTACGATGTGATATCTGGACCAAATAATTCCAAATTGAATTACACAACGATGCCAACCTTTGTAGCAGATTTCAGTAATTGCAGTGTGAATAGCCTGCCAGTTTTGATAACAGAGGACAGGAAAATAATTACCAATCATGTCTGGCCGTTGATATCAAAGTACAGAGTCAAGCCACACAAGGTACATAATGTCTTTGAACAATGGGGAGAACAGGTAAAAGTTTCAATGCCACCGATCACGCAACAGTTCAATGGTACATGGAAGTACGTATGGCTACCTATAGATGAGTACAGTGCCGAGAACCCATGGCACATCTGGATCGACGTGATATCTAAGTTTAGGCTTGTTGAAAAGCGATGGAGTACAAATTTTGAAAAATATGTTTTTATATTATCTAACCCGAGCAAATACTTTGACAAGGTATGTGAAGTTTTTTTCCCAGATCTAAAGTATGTTGTGATGCCTAAAAATGAAACATGGCGATTCAGCCACCTGATAGTGCCGTCCATGAGCAATTACAATGACGGTATACTGTCACCGAATATGCCCGCTTGGCTAAGACATCTTGCCAACCTAGTGATAAAAGACGAAATAAAAGCAACAAGGAAAGTTCTGATCACAAGGAAGGACGCACAAAACAGAAACATAAAAAATCAGCAGGATCTCTTGCTCGCATTGAAGGGGTGGGAATCAGTAACACTTGAAGATCTATCAATACAGGATCAGGTAAAAACCTTTGTCACTGCCAGCCATGTTTTATCGCCACATGGTGCGGGACTTACAAACTGTTTATGGATGCGCCCTGGGACCAAAGTCTACGAACTTACCCACAAGGCATTTTCTACCAAGAAAGTGTATCCTGTTTTATCTCACTGCCTAAATTTAGAACACACTGTTGTATTATGTGAAACTGAGAATATTGAAGGTATTAAACCTAAAAATAAAAAGTCAAAAGACATGGTCGATCTAAAAATTGATATCGAACACCTATTAAAAATATTAGATTAATTGTCGTTTAGTACCGACAAATCAACGACGACCTCGGGGAAAAGTTTGTTCAGTTTGGGCCAGATTTTAACACCCCTCTTGTGCTTCTTTCCCCCAGCACAGTGTAAAAAATATACATTGTTATAGTCATATCTTTCACCATTATTTTTGTGATTCCATTTCCTGTCCATATCCAAAAGAGGAACTTTGCTTTCAACTATACAGTGATTCAAAAACATTCCGTCGTCTATTCTGTCGTCTGTTATATCTTTGTACTTGCTGATCCACGGAAGCATAAACTCTGTATTCACTTTGTTTAAAATCATTACTCCTGGTTGTACAAATCTTTTTGATATGATCTCCCCTGTGTATCTATCGGCCAGAGGATTTACGCGTTGATTGTATTTGGCACCTTCGGGTCCAGCGTCTCTGAACTTAGGATAATATGCTGTCTTCAACTGATTATCGATCACAGGGTATTTGTCAAATATGTTTGGAGAGTGTTCAAACGCAATCACGTCACTGTCAACATACATGATCTGGTCATACTTGTCCCACCAACTTCGGTCTATCCATAGATCAAATCTCTCCCATGTAGGATGTTTGTATCCTAGTTTTGGTTCTGTTATCCTTAGATAGTCTATGCCATATTTGTCACAGTATTTCATAAAACTATGCCTACTGTACTCTTCCATGGGACTAGCACCCAAGTTATTGAAAGTAGGGTGCGAATATTTTTTTGTGTCAATGTAATACTGAATTATTAGAGTCTTC